ATTTTTAACAAATCATAATTAAAATGAAACAAATTATCTATTTTAGCGCCGGATGGTGTACAGCATGTCAATCTATGAGTCCAATGGTTGAGCAGTTAAAACAAGAAAAAAATATTCCTGTAACAAAAATTGATACAGATTATGATGCTTCTTTTGTTGACAAATATAATATCAGAAGTGTTCCTACTACTATTATTCTAGAAAACGGACAAGAAGTTCGACGTCATTCTGGAACATTAAATTATCAACAATTAAATAATCTTATCAATGGGTAAATTTCAATCAACAAAATTATTTGATGGTTTTAGCTGTGTATTCCGTCAATGGAAAGCAGAAGGAACACATTGTAGCTTCTTACATGGTTACGGAGTATCATTTAGAGTATGGTTTGAAGGTGAATTAGACGAACGTAATTGGGTATGGGACTTTGGAGGTATGAAACGTGCTAAAGGCACTATTGATGGTATGAATCCTAAAGCTTGGATGGACTATATGTTTGATCATACTACAATTGTAGCAGAAGATGATCCACGTTTAGATTTATTTAGACTAATGGATGATGATCAAATTATCCAATTACGAGTAATCGAAGCTACTGGAGCAGAACAATTTGCTAAATATATTTACGAAAAACTAAATACCTTTATTCAAGAAGAAACTGGTGGTAGAGTAAAAGTAGCTCAAGTAGAATTTATGGAGCACAATAAAAATACAGCAATTTATAAAGAAAATTAATTATGTGGACATCAACTACAACATACGGAGATATAAAATTTAACTATATTATAAAATGAAAAAAGAAAATATTGGATTGGTTAAATTATTTGAAGAAATAGTTAACGAAGTTGGAGATTTAAAAAATATTTCTAGTTTTAACTATGAATTAACTAATGATGATGGGAAATTTTATTTTGAATTTGAACATCAGAAATGTAAAGGTAATGTGAATTTTGCTCAAGCACCCATAGATATATACTCTTCATTTAATTTTCCTCCAATTATCAATCACAAAAATAAGGAAATTATATCTGTAGGTTTTGATATAGAAGGAACTGATGAACAATATTTAAAATCAAATCCTAAATTATTATTTAGAATTCTAAAAACAGTTACAGATATTGTAAAAGATTCTTTACACAAATATCCGAAGGATTGTATTTTTGTTATTATGGCTACATCCAAAACAGGAAGTGGATTTAATGATCCTCAAAAAATGAATTTATATAAATTAATATTACAACAAAATTTACCAACAGGATATAGAATGGGTGAAGGAGATTTTATAGGAAATAAACTAATATTTTTAACAAAAAACATAAAATGAAAGATAAATTACTAATTAGTAGTGATTTCTATTGAATTATCATCGCTTTTCCAAATTTTTTATATATTTATTGGAAACGCGACTATATGAAAACAGGAATTTATAAAATAATAAGCCCAACTAATAAAATATACATCGGACAATCTATTAATATAGAACAAAGATGGAAAAAATATAAAGATTGGGTTAATCATAATCAACCTAAAATATCTAGATCTATTTTAAAATATGGTTATGATAAACATATATTTGAAATTATTGAAGAATGTAATATTGAAGAACTAGATGAGCGTGAATTATATTGGAAACAATATTATATTGGTTTATTAGGCTGGAAAAATATGTTATTTTGTCAATTAAAAGATGGAAAAGGTGGTTTTAGAAGTGAAGAAACTAAACGTAAAATGTCTATATCTAATATGGGTAGAGTATTTTCTGAAGAATCTAAATTAAAAATGAAAATATCACGTAATAAAAGAATCATTTCTAAAGAAACAGGACAAAAAATAAGCCAAAGTAAAAAAGGAATAAGAATAGACTCAATATTCACCCCAGAAAGAAACAACAAATTAAAAAAACCAATAGCACAATTTAATTTAGAAGGAGAACTAGTGGCAGAATATTCTTCGTATGTTGAAGCAAGAAAAATAACAGGAATTAAGATGACTGAAGCATTAAGAGGTAAGACTAAAACAGCAGGTGGCTTTATATGGAAAAAGAAAGAAGATTTAAATGATAATAATTACGATTTTACAAACAATAAATTAAAATAAATATGTCAAAAATTAGACCAGACCGTTTACTACTCTCTTCAGCCTTTTACAGTGTGCAAGGAGAAGGAATAAGTACAGGAGTACCATCATATTTTGTAAGATTAGGAATATGTAACCTAAGTTGTGGATTATCCAGAAATCATATGAATCAGATAGTTAAAGAAAAACTATTAGAAGATGGTGAAATAATAGTAGGTGATCTTCATGCTGAAGGTAAAGCAACATGGACGTGTGATTCTCTCTCGCAGTGGGCATGGCGTGGGGAAGAAAAAGACTTCCAATACCTAATTGATCAATGGAAAGAGCAGGGTATTTATGAAGATATTAAAAATGGTACTATCCATATCATTTGGACAGGTGGTGAACCTACAATTAAAGGGCATCAAGAAGCTATTACTAACTTTCACAAGTATCTCTTAGAGCAAGATGCTGACAAGGAAAATCCAAAATTCTTAAAGCAATGGAGTAGTACTAGTATTGATGGAGGAGTATGGTATAAACGTTTAAGTACATTTAATGAAATAGAAACAAATGGTACAATTGTAATTGAAGATGGTTTATTTAAAATACTAGATCAAATCAATTGCTCACCAAAGCTATCTAACTCAGGTATGACTGAAAAACAACGTATTGTTCCTGCAGCCATTAAACGTATTATGGAACACGATAACTATCAATTTAAGTTCGTTATTTCAACTGAAGATGATGTTAAGGAAATATTCCGTGACTTTGTTGAACCATTTAGTATACCACTTAAGAACGTTGTAATTATGCCTGGAATGGATTCTCAAGATCAATATCATGAGAGAACTTATTTCATATTGGAAATGACCAAAAAATACAAAATAAGAGGATTAAGTAGACTACATATATCAGCTTATGATCGTGTAATCAATGTGTAAGAAGTTTTTATCCCATATATTTATATCAATGTCCTACACTTCAAATATTTGATATTTTATTTATCAATGAATTACCATGTTGTGATCCAATAGAAGTTGATGTTTTTACTGATTAAAGAACTAGGATTCCAAAAATTTTGTTCTTATATTTAAAATAAAAAAGTTTTTATGAAAAAAATAAAATGGTTTTATTTGCGTAAAAAAATCCAAATCAATAATCATTATAGTGGGTATAGAGAATTAAATGAAAAAGAAAAACTTATCAAAAATATTATCATAAAAATATGTTCAAATCCAAAAAACTTAATGTTAACATCTTTATCTGAATATAAAAATAAGATTTATATTCAAACTGAAGATAAAGAATATTCTGTTATAATAAATGGTAATTTGGTTAAAATAACAAATCATAAATTTTTTACTGAAACATATATAGAACCATTTTTTAGTAAACAACTTTACAAAATTATTAATAAATATATTTCTAAGTATCAAACTTCAATTTCAACTCATTCTGATAAAAATGAATTAAAAGGATTAAATTCAATTCTAAATCAATTAAATAAATAATAAATGAAGTATATTCTAAAAGCAAATGAAAATACTCCTCGTACAGCTGAGGAAATCGAAAATATGATTACTAATGCTTCTGAGCACTACGGTAAATTTTTGTATTCAATGGGGTTTGACTATATGGCTGATCCACAAACTATTGATACTCCTCGTCGTGTAGCTAAAGCATGGTTGAAAGATCTAATAATAGGTTCAATTACAGAAGAACCATCAATGACTGTATTTCCTAATGAGGAAAATTATACAGGTGTAGTAATCCAAACAGGTATTCCAGTTGTCAGCATGTGTGCACATCACAATCTCCCATTCACAGGATATGCTTCAGTAGCATATGTACCAGGAGAAAAAATTGTTGGTTTAAGTAAATTAAATCGTGTAGTAGACTGGTTTGCTCGTCGTCCACAAATGCAAGAATCATTAACACAACAAATTCATGGTTTTCTATCTAATAAATTAGATTGTAAATCAGTAGCTGTTAGTATCGCCTCTAAACACATGTGTTGTTCAAATCGAGGAATCCGTCATAGTTCAAGTACAATGACTACTAATAAATTTAGTGGAGTATTTATGGAACCAGGTAATTTGATTCGTGAAGAGTTTTTACATGCTATTCAATTGAATGGGGCTAAAATAAATTCTTAAAATTATTATATTTTATGTTGTCCTCTATGAGGGCAACATATTTATAATAAAACAACCTTATGATAGGAATTTATAAAATAACAAATCCAAAAGGTAAAATTTATATAGGACAATCTAAAAATATTAATGATAGGTTTAATTCTTATAAAAAACTTAAACACCACTGTAGTTTACAACCTAAATTATTTAATTCACTTAAAAAATATGGCCCTGAAAATCATATTTTTGAAATAATTGAAGAATGTTCTCTTGAACAATTAAATGAAAGAGAAATATACTATATAGATAAATTTAAAAGTTATTTAAAAGGATTAAATCTAACATCTGGGGGAGAAGGATGTAAAGGGTATATTCCTACAGAATCTAAAAGAAAAAAACATTCAGAAATTATGACTGGGTCTATTAAAAAAGAATATGTAAAGGAAAAAATATCTAAAAGTTTAAAAGGAAAACAAAAACCAAATGGATTTGCTGAAAATCTTTCTTATCTTATGAAAGAAAATAATAAAAATAAAATAGAAAAAACTAAAATTTTAAAAAATCCTAACCATTACCTCTCAGGAAAAAAACGACCAGAATGGGTTAAAGATAAAATAAAAGAAGGAATGGAAAAAAATAAAAAACCAGTTTCAAAAGAAACAAAAGAAAAAATGAGTCAAAATAGACCAAATAAAACTCCCATATTACAATACACCCTTAACAATGAATTTATAAAAGAATGGACTTCACAATCTCAAGCAGCTAAATTCTATAACATAGATAGTACAGGAATATATAACTGTTGTCAAGGGAAACAAAAAACAGCAGCTGGCTTTAAATGGAATTATAAAAATTTAAACTAAATAAATTGGAATTCCAGATTTCATTTTATATATTCAAGCAAACAAAAAAGATCTATAATGAGTAAATATGACTTTAATTGGTTTGGCATTAAGGGATTAGGTGAAATACACCTAATTCCTACCATATGTTTGCTTTATAACAAATATAGTTTTTTCGAAACAGGAGTATATACTCCCCAATTTGTATTAAGTATTAAATTTTTAACTTTTCAATTCGGAATTGATATTCAAGAAAATCCATATAAAAAATGAAAAATGTAATTAAAATATTTTCGATTCTATTAGTATTAGGTAGTATCACATCATGTGTATCTGACTATGATAGAGTAGAAGATGCTAAAAAGAAATACCCAAATGCAGTAGTGACTCCATCCACTGGTATTATCAAAAGAAATGGATATGAAATTACTGTAGAGGATACACTAACACACCAAATATATGCAGTAAACTATTATCCATTTTCAACCACCAAAATCTTAAGCATTGTTAATATTAGATGATATGGGAAAAATAATTATTGAATTTGATTCAGTTGAAGAATCACAAGACGCAAGAGTAGCATTAGATGCTATGAGATGGAAAATAGCTATGTGGGATTTAGATCAATTACTACGTAGTACTGTTAAATATGGTTCTAGTATTGTTGACCCTAGCAAACTAGCTTCTGATGAAGAAGTAGATTATGCTGATAAAATTCGTGAACTAATTCGAGACATACTTGCTGATGCAGGTCTAAATTTAGAAGATTAAAGATGGAAATTAATAGAGAAGAATTATACAAACTCTATATGGAGTGGGTAGAACAAGTTACAGAAGAATGTGATTGGAAAACTTCATTTGGACCAGAAGAAATAGTTGGAGCAATTGCCACCATTTTAGAAAATAATCCACATTTATATGAGTAAAGAAGAGACATACTCAATTCCAATTTACGAAAATGGAATAAAAACTAAATGGAGTGTCGATGGTGTTATAGGAGATGAAAAATATCAACAATTGATAAAAATGTCACCCGAAGGTAAATTACCTATTATAATTAATACGACAATAAAACAATAGAAAGTTATGAAAATAATAGTTGAAACAGAAGAACTAAAGCAGAAGATTCTTAAACAGAGCGAATACATACATAATTTCTTAATTGATAAAGATGATATTAAGAATCTTGGTAAAGATTGGTTAATAGGTCTTGATTCAGATAAAGCTGGAATATTGATGCATTTATATATGGCACCACAAATAATTGAAGTAAAACAATAGAAAGTTATGAATATTATAGTAATATCTATTAACTTTACGGTTAAAGAATTCAAC